ATATCTTGGCATACTATTAGTCAATTGACTACCAGACATTTGAAGATTAGGCCCATTATCAACAATTCGTTGAATTTCAGCAGTTCCTAAACCATAATTAAAATATCTTAATTCAGACATATAACCAGAGAAACCACCATTCATAGCAACATATACATCACCATAATTTTGCTTAGGGACACCTTTCATAATAAGGCGTTTAGCTAGTTTACCATTAATATAAACATCGAGTTGATGATTTTGAACTCTGATTTGAACACATACCCATTTATTAATAGGGATATCCTCAATAGTAACTTCTTCTTGAATATCATTAAAGGTATTCATAACCACTACTAAGGCGTTGGTGTTGGGGGCAATATATAAACCAGGACCATTATTAGGTTGATTCATACCAATTGGGGATGTAGAGAAATTAATATCATCATTTCCCTTATGGAATACATGTTTGTATTGACCTTGTTGATATACTAAATCATCAATAAACATCCATACTGAATAAGTAAATTCAACACCTTCTGCTTGATCATCGGATCTAATGACTGGTATAGAACCACCGATATTAGGGTCTTGAGGGATAACCATCATAGTCTTGGCATCGACCATACCATTAAATAAATAAGGTGAACCATTGTAAGAAAAGACCCATGCTAAAAATTGGGCACTAAATCTTACAGCAATTACAAAAACTACTAAAACTAACAATAGAAAAGCAACTTTTGCTACTAAACTATTTGATTCTAAAAATTCCTTTGTGCCACTAACAGCTTTATTACTTTTAAAACTATCAAATGAACTCGCTCCGGAAGAAATATTTCCTGTTTCCATATCTATATATTATACATAAGAAATTTAGATATGATTTTAAATATTTATTTTTAAAGAGTAAGAGTTCCTTGCTCCTCACCATCTTTGAGGAATTCAATTTTAACCTCGTAAGGGAAGTCCATACCAGAACCTCCATATCCCTTACGATAAATGTTATACGCTTCTTGAGGATTTAAGGCATCCGCATAATAATGAATATTTGCGGTGTAGCCAGAAAAACCACCTAAAGGTGTTACATAAACGGGAGCATTATTGGCAATCTTGGCAACTCCAGGAAGGACACATGTTCTTACCAACTTGCCATCAATGTATACATCCATAGTGCGACCATATAAGCTGATAATAACATTGACCCATTTTTGAATAGGAACATTGGCAACATTGCATGTATTTTTGGTTCCTGTTGAGGAGTCAGACGAAGGATAAACAGTTGTTTCAATTTGAAGATTGTTTTCAATTGCTCCTAAAGTGATAGAAGGTGAAGGATTCAAGTCACCGTCTAATCTTCCTAAAATAATTTTAGGTTCTCCATATCTATAACTCCAATCATCAATATAAAACCATACTGAGTATGCGTAATTGGAAGCATTATTTTGTGCTAAATCTTGTGCAGAGATTTTGGTAACTTTTTTAGCATCGGTTAACCCGCTAAGCTTTGTGCTATCTCCCATGATCCATCTAATAATTAGTATTATTAAGACTAGGACTACAACACCTATTGCTATATTTTTTACTGATAGATCCATAATATAATATAGCTTTAGAAATTTTTACTAAATGATGGGAGGATTTAAATTATTAATAGAATTATACAACCAATTAATTTTTCCTCTAGAGATATTATTTCTAAAATATTTAACATTACATATACCGCCATATAATCCACCTTGTGTTCCAGATGTTATTACAGTATTAGATTTATAGGGTATTACGCCAGGTGTTGAAGAAACCAATTCATTATTAATAAATATATCAAATGTTGAACCATCATAATTGATGATAATATTATTCCACCTCTGCATAGGAAATGTAGTCGTTTCATATAAAATTTGTTCATTTTTTCCCTGGGTTTTCATTTTAATCCGCAGTTTATTTTTAAGAACATTAAACTGAATATCAGGTTTATCGCCTACATTTAATATAGATGTGTATTCATCATAATGAGGATTAGTTTCAGGAGGATTAGAATTAATATAAAACCAGCTAGAAATAGCATAATGATAGCTAAATTCATTACTTGCACTTCCAATTGGTGTAACATAATTAATATCTTTAAATGTGCCTAAATTTTGTTGGATATTTAAGTTTTCAGGTTGTTCAATAAGTTGGGAGGTATTATGATATATAATTTTTTCCATAATCCAAGGTAATACAACATATAGTCCAATGAGTAATATTTCTACAGCAAATAATATAACAATTGGTTTAGTTGTTATTTGATATTGATATTTAATATAATCAATTAAATTCATAACTAGACATGGAAAATATGTGATGATTTTAAGTAATAATTTTGGCCAGGATGGCGATTTTTCACCTGGTTCTCCTTCTCCTAGTAATCCAAGAAATTTAAATGATAAAGTAATTATTCCAACAATAATAAGAATGTTAATTCCCATCATAATCACATTACTAAAATCACCAAAATAACTCGATAAATTAAATAACACATAAACTAATGTAATTGCCAATCCAACTGAAACTATAGAGGTAAATAATTTACCAATGAATGATAATGTGCCACCTTCTTCTTCATTTTCAAACAATTCTTTTTTTCTTGAATAAAAAAGCATCATTAATACAATTAAAAATCCTCCAAACAGCATTAATAGAATGCTAAGTCCTTCATTATTGTCAGTAATAATATCATACGGGTTTTTGGCAAAAATAATACTCGCAATAATAATATAAATTATAAGACCTAATATAAAACTAAATTCTAATTTATGGTCTTTAATAGAACCAACTACATAATATGAGAATAATTTATAAATATACTCCATAACATTAATAAATTTGGCAAAATAACTTGTTCCAGAATCATCAAATATTGGTGGTTCCTTTTTTTCAGTAGAATTTGTTTTAGTAGACGCCATTAATAAATCATTAGAAATAAATTAAAGGTTTTCCATCGCTGTTTTTTTTCCGTGACAATCTCTACACAAAGCTACTAAATTATCAACATGATTAGATCCTCCATTTTCTAATCGAATCTTATGATCAACTTCAAACCAAGCAGGTAATTGAATTTGACAATGTCCGCATTTCCAACTCTGTTGCGAAGCTACAAACTTCTTTTTTGTTTCACTAACACATCTTTTGGTACCCTTTTTACCAGATTCCATAATACGATTAACTTGATGTTGTTGATTACCACCACCTGTAAAGGGTGTTTGATTGGTGAAATCAATAAATGGACTAAGAACATCTAAAGAAGATTGTCCACTAGGCATGTGTTTAATTATATTTGTGGCTTGTTGAACAATACTCTGAGATTCAGAAGGATTTTTCTTTATAAATAAATACATACTTAATCCAGCGAAAGCAAAACCCGCCATTTTAAAATATTTTTGCCAAGACTGTAATATTTTAACATAATTTCCATCATAGTATGTATTTGCTATAAAAAATCCGGATACTACTAAAATTAATAATTCTAATTTCATATAATATTTATAAAGTTTATTTTTTAAATATTATAATTATTTTTTCGATTTGCTTTTACTTCTGCTTTTACTTCTGCTTTTACTTCTGCTTTTACTTCTGCTTTTACTTCTACTTCTGGATTTGCTTATAATAGATGTTACTGCTCTGGGGGATTTTCTAGTTTTACTATGTTTACTACGGGATATGGTAGGTAGCACTATTTTATTATCGTAATTAATAATTTGATTTAATTCTTCAATAGCATCACATAATTTATTAATATCTATTTTCTCTCCACCATTGGAATAAATATGTTCAACTAATAAAGAACGAATGCGATTAAGATATATCTTCTTACCATCATCATCTAAATCAATATTAGACAAATCTACTTCAAAGAAATTATAATATACAGTCATTAATCCAAATACATCACTATTATGTATATAAGCTTCAAAAAAGTATTTTTTTAAGTCAAAATTATATTTGGAATCAGTGTATTTCATTAATATATCTGTAATATAATTTGATAAGTAGTATAAATAATAGCCATATTCAATCAAATTATCTCTCTTAACATCAGATAAAAAGGTTTCATCACTAATACCTGGAGAGAAAATCATTTTAAATAAAATGACATTGTCATCATAATAACCATAATATCTTGCCAATTTTATTAAATATTCATTAATAATATAATTTCTCACATTCGTTTTGTTAAACAATATAAGACCATCTTTTACTCGTTGTAAAAAAATATCATAATTTAGTTTAAATTCATCTGATATAATCATTGAAGAAAATGGTGTATTAAATTGTAATGGTCGATTCAAAATTTCCTTTGGAATTTCTTTATTAACAACTACTCCAGCTAATCCCCAGTCAATAATTCTAGCATCCATTTGTTTATCAATCATAACATTTCTATCTTTTAAGTCATTATGAATTACATCAGCATTATTCATAGGCTTGACACCATTTTTTAATAATTTAACAATTAATTTATTTAACAAATACATTTTATCTTTGGTAATTTTTCCATCTACTATTAACCAATCTTTTAAATCAATACCAGCATCAGGCATATTAAGAATAGTAAGTTTATTAAGTTTTGAATTAACATTTTTCTCATTAATATTGTATCTAGTGAGAGCAAAACATTTTTTATCAAAATTAAACATATCTTCCTTTGTTAATTTATCTGGATAACACATTTCAACATCTAATAAAAAGTATTTTTCGTAATTTTTAATTTTTTCTAATTTTTTTCTAATTTTTTCAATTTCTGACATTTCCTGTTTACCATGTTGTTCAATAGACATTTTACTGACACCTTTAATTCTGTCATTTTTATTCTTACATTTGATAGCAGGTTTAAATATACATCCAAAACCACCAGATGCTAATGCTTCACCTCCGTTTCTGTTTCTTCTTCTTTTGTTTTTAATTGTTCTATTCATAATTCTCTTATATTGTAGAGAGAATTATTTTTTATACAAATAATATCCACCACCAATTAATACGACAATGATTCCACCAAATAATAATTTTTTCCTATACTTAATCTGTTCATGTAATATGATTTCCCTTGGTTTATAAAGATCATAATAATTTTCAAGAGCTTCTGTGAGTGTGAGTTTATCTTTACCAGTAATAACATTAATTTTATTATGAATAAAGTGAACCCATTTTAAAAAAGCATCCTTTCCCTCTAAATAGGGAGAAACTGGATATTGATCTAATAACTCACTAAACTTATTTCCTATTGGAGGATGTGGAATAAATAATGGTAGGTTGGAAATAAGATCATAATACTTTTTCTGTGTTGTATCATTAGCTTTAAGTGGATATGAAACTGCTAGTGTCATTAATAAAAACCAAAAGTGTGGCCCCCATACCTTTGGATCAAACGATTTTTCTGTCATTAAAATGAAACAATATAAAAAGATACACAAATAAACATATAGCATATGAGTAAATCATTTAATTTTTGTAATAATTGTGGAAAAAATGGACATCAATTTCATTCATGTAAACATCCAATAACTAGTGTAGGAATAATCACATTTAGGCTAATTGATAATAAATTAGAATATCTTATGATTAAACGAAAACATAGTTTAGGATTTGTTGAATTTATGAGAGGTAAGTATCCATTATACAATTATCAATATTTGTTAAATATATTTAATGAGATGTCGAATTACGAAAAAGAAAAAATAAGATCTAGTTCATTTGATGAGTTATGGAATTATCTATGGGGTGAAAATATAGGGATACAATATCGAGGAGAAGAAAAAACATCTAGAGAAAAACATGATGCCTTGATTATAGGAATAGAGTCAAAAGACTCTTATAATTTAGTTTCATTAATTGATGATAGTGATACATCATGGATTGAGCCTGAATGGGGATTTCCAAAAGGACGAAGAAATTTTCAAGAAAAAGATTTAAATTGTGCTTTAAGAGAATTTGAAGAGGAAACAGGATATCTTAAATCAAATATTAAATTAGTTCAAAATATAATTCCTTACGAGGAGATTTTTACAGGCTCAAATATGAAATCTTATAAACATAAATATTTTTTAGGATATATAAATCCTGATATAGAAACAACAAATATATTTCAAGAAACAGAAGTAAGTGAGGTTAGATGGTTAAAATACTGTGATTGTATAGAGAAAATTAGACCATATAATTTAGAAAAATTAAATATTTTAGATAAAGTGAATAAAGTTTTACAAGAATATAGATTATATTAATAATATATAAGTATTATGGAAAAACCTAAACGAAGACCTACAAAAAAAACAATTTTAAGATTAGTTGATGACCCAATATTATCCGAAGAAAATGTAGAATTGCTATCCAATGACAATTTTGATAAAATAAATTTAGACGATAAAAACACTGATATCAATTCTTTTGTTAATAAAAAAGAAATATTAAATCGAAATTTTATTTCCAATAATGAAGATAAATTTAATAACTTATATCCGTCATTAGATGATTCAGATTTTAATATTAAAATTGCTCTAAAAAAAGAATTTAATGAAACCAAATATGATGGAACTATTTTTAATATTGATGAAATTGAAGAACAGGCAAAAAAATTATGCGAGGCTGATTTTGAATTATCTCCAAATCAATTATTTGTCCGTAATTTTCTAAGTTTTCAAACTCCATATAACAGTTTGTTATTATACCATGGTTTAGGATCAGGTAAAACATGTAGTGCTATTAGTGTTTCTGAAGAGATGAGAGATTATTTAAAACAATTAGGAATAACACAAAGAATAATTGTAGTTGCTTCACCAAATGTTCAAGATAATTTCAAATTACAATTATTTGACGACAGAAAACTGAAACTAATAGATGGATTGTGGAATTTAAGAGCATGTACTGGAAACAAATACTTAAAAGAGATTAATCCAATGAATATGAAAGGTTTATCCAAAGAAAAGGTAATCAGACAAATAAAAAGAATTATCAATAATTCATATTTATTTTTAGGATATACAGAATTTGCTAATTATATTCAAAATATATCAAAAGTAAGTGAAGAAAACCCAAAGAAGAAAAAGTTTGAAGTTATAAGAAAATTAAAAAAACATTTTAGTAATCGATTAATAGTAATAGACGAGGTTCATAATATTAGAATTATTAGCGAGAAACAAGATAAAAGAATAGCACAAGAATTAATGAAGTTGGTAAGTTATGTTGACAATTTAAGATTGTTATTTCTCTCTGCTACTCCAATGTACAACAGTTATAAGGAAATAATATGGTTGCTCAACATTATGAATAAGAATGATAAACGTTCAACGATTGAATTAAAAGATGTATTTGATCAAAATGGAAACCTATTAATTGGTCCAGATGGAACTAATATTGGTGAAGAATTGATTAAGAGAAAATCAACAGGATATGTTTCATTTGTTAGAGGAGAAAATCCTTATACATTCCCTTATCGTATTTTTCCATCTTTATTTTCTATTCAAAACACATTTAAACAACTACCATATCCTCGAAAACAATTAAATGGAAAAGAGATTGTTCAACCTTTGGAACATTTGGATGTTTATGTAACAAAATGTGGTTCATTTCAGCAATTAGGATATAACTATATTATTGATAGTATAAAAGAAAAAGCAAGTAACAAAAAAGAAGGTTTACCTAGTTTTGAAAATTTGGATACATTTGGATATACAATATTACAGAAACCTTTACAAGCATTAAATATGTTATATCCAACAAAATTATTGGAAGACGAAAGTCCAAAATTTGACTCTAAAATATTATTAGGTTCAGAAGGGTTAAAAAGATGTATGAAATGGAAAGAAACAACGAATCCACCTAGTAGAAATAATTTCGAATATAAGAATAATGATTTTGGAAAGATTTTCTCTCCTGAAAACATTGGAGAATACAGTGGAAAAATAAAAAATATTGTTGATAATATTTATAATTCAGATGGTATTGTTTTAATTTATAGTCAATTTATTGACGGAGGAGTAATACCAATGGCATTAGCACTTGAATCAATTGGATTTACACGATTTGGAAATAAAGCATCGAATTTATTTAAAACATCTCAACATCCCACAATAGATTCCAAGACTTATTTACCAAAAGATAAAATGGATAATCCAGATGAATTTAGACCAGCCACTTATACACTGTTGACCGGCGAAAAGGCATTATCACCTGATAAAGTATATGATCTGAAAAATTTAACCGATGAAGATAATAAGAATGGAGAGAAAATAAAGGTAATAATTATTTCTATGACTGGTTCAGAAGGCCTTGACTTTAAAAACTTGCGACAAGTTCATATAATGGAACCTTGGTATAATTTAAGTTTAGTTGAGCAAATTATTGGAAGAGCTGTTAGAAATTGTAGTCATAAACAACTACCATTTAAAGAGAGAAATGTTGAAATATTTCTATACGGAACATTATTAAACAATGACGAGGATGAAGCAGTAGATTTATATATTTATAGAATAGCAGAAATGAAAGCTGTTCAAATTGGAAGAGTGAGTAGAATTTTAAAAGAATCATCAGTAGATTGCTTATTAAATATAGACCAAACATTATTTACTGAAGAAAATATGAATACCATTGTTAAACAACAGTTATCTAATAAAATGATAATAGATTATCCAATCGGTGATAAAGCAAAAACAGTATCATGTGATTATATGGATACTTGTGATTTTAAATGTAAACCATTCAAACAAATAACCGAAGATGAAATTAAATTAGATACATATAATGAAGCATTTATTCTTATTAATACTGACAAAATTATTCAAAGAATTAGAAATTTATTCAAGCAAAGATTTTTTTATAAAAAAGATAGATTAATTAGTGAAATTAATGTAGAACGAAATTATCCATTAATACAAATAAATGTAGCATTAACAACATTAATTAATGACAGAAATGATTATTTAATTGATAAATACGATAGATTAGGTAGATTAATTAACATTGATGAATACTATTTATTCCAACCGATTGAATTAACCAATGAAAATATTAGTATATTTGATAGACGGGTTCCAATTGATTATAAAGCTGATATGATTTCTCTTCCAATAAATATGAATCAAGAACACTCAAAGTTAAACGATAAAATAACTGACCTCTCTAAGGGTGATATGGTAGTTGAAGAAAGTATTAATGTAGTAGAAAATATAGCAGTTTTAAATAGAATTAAAGAAAATTATAATACAGGGCAAAATAGTGTTATTAAAACTGTTAACAGAGGAGAAGAAAATTGGTATTTGTATTTAGCGAGTATTCATAATAATAATATTTTACAGAAGGATATTGGAATTGATGATGATATGTTTGATGTATTTTTATTACGACATATTTTAGAAAAACTATCTTTTAACGAAACATTTGAAATATTAAATTATATTTATTTTAAGTTAAAAGTAAAAGAAAAGACAGTAAAAGAAATTGATTTGGAGATTAAGCGGGTTGAAAATGATATCAAAGCCACTACTGATGTTGTCACGGAATGGAAAAAAATGGAGGAACTACAGAAGCAACTTCATATCTTAAAACAGAATCGGATAGAATTAAAAATAAAAAAATATTATGATGATAAATTATTAATAAATAAGGGCGTTAAAGGAATAATTGTTTCCAAGAAAAATCTTAAATTGAATAAAAATAGTCAATCTTTATTAGTATTAGGAAGTAATTCATGGAGTGAAGGAAAGCAAGAGGATTACACAGATCTAACCGTATCTATAAAAAAATTAATCATTCCTCTAGCAGACTATAATTTGTATGTAGGATTTATGGGACCTTTTAAAGACGAAGAAATAAATATTTTTAAAGTGAAAAATATGAGTGATAAAAGAAGTAAAGGAGCCAGATGTGACCAATCTGGTAAGAGCGATACCGTAAAATTATTAAATAATATAATAGGAAAAGATGAAAATGGTGAAGTTAAATATACGTCGGAATATATAAAAGGTATAAATAAAACAGAATTTTGTGTTTTACAAGAAATGTATTTAAGATTTTTTAATGAAACAAATAAAAACAATAAAAGATGGTTTATCTCACCAGAAGAATCAATAATCAATGATTTGGAAAAAAAACATTTTAAATAAAATAAAATTGAAGAGAATTAAAGAATAAACTTCTTATTATATAATAATAGTATGGATACGCAAGTAGCAAAAAAAAACACCCACAAACCAGGTGATGTTGGTGTTTATATGAATTCGTTATTATCAAGGAAAATTCAAATTCCTTTCAAGAAAGTAGGAAAGAATATTAAGGAAGTATTACAAACCAAGATTAAAAAGGATATTGAAGGAAGATGTACTATTGAAGGATTTATTAAACCCGATTCAACAAGAGTATTGACTTATTCAAGTGGACTTTTATTTGAAGATACTATTGAATTTGTTGTAGCATTTGAATGTCTAATTTGCTGTCCAGTTGAGGGAATGAAAATTAAATGTATTATTAAAAATAAGACACAAGCTGGTATTAGAGCTGTTATTAATGAGGAAGTATCTCCTGTAGTAATTTATATTACCAGAGATCATCACTATAACAATAAATATTTTAGTTCTGTTGAAGAAGGTGATGAAATTACAGCAAAGGTTATTGGTCAAAGATATGAGTTAAATGATGAACAAGTAAGTATAATTGGTGAAATTGTTGAACCAAAATCAGATAAATATAAGAAAAAGCCAAAATTAACATTAAAGGAACATATTTAAACACAATTTAAAATTAATATATAAAATGACGGATTTAAATTGTTTAAAGGAAAGAATTGAAGAGTTGACAAAATTTCACCAAGTGGAAATTTTAAAAATTCTAAAAAGTGATGAAAGTATCACGATTAATGAAAATAAAAATGGTATTTTTATTAATATGACTAATATTAAAGATTTTGCTATAACACAATTAGAAGATTATTTAAAATATGTGAATAAACAAGAAAAACAATTGAATGATATTGAAGCTCAGAAGAGTGAATTATCAAATACATATTTTAATGATAATAAAGATAATAAAGATAATAAAGATAATTCATCAATTACATTTAATGCTTAGCGTAGAAGATGTATTAAATGAAGCAAATAATTATATGCTAACTTCAAAAAACATATGTAATATTGAAGTTATCAACAATAATATAAAACCTCCAATTAAAAAGGAAGATAAAAAGGTGGTAAATATAAAAACAATATCAAATGATGTTTTTTTTCCGAAACAAAAAGACAAATTATTTTGGTGTTTTTATATAATTTTATTTAATCTTTCTGAGTATGATATGGTATCCAATTATTTTACAAAAGAAACGGAGATTAAATATAAATGGATTGAAGAATTTCGAAATAATAAAGCACTTTTTAAACCAATTAAAGTTAGTAAAAATACAGTAGAAACCGAATTAGCACACAATAAAATGATAACTATGACTTGTATTAAGGCATTATGTTATCTAAAAAATATTAACATTTTTTATATTGATAATCAAAAATATTA